CACGACTTGAAGGTGATTGAGATTCCCGGCACCAAGTATTGGATCCGCGAGTACGACGGGGCCGAGACCGTCTACGCGATGGAGACGATGGAGTGGATTGACGCGGCGGAGTAACCCCGCCAGTTCCCGAGCGAGTGATGACAACAACGCGCTATCAGTACGTACTGATAGCGCAATCAAATGACTCACAGTGAGTCAATCAAAGGAGACTAAGACAATGCGTTTATTTATTGTTGAGTTGATTGAGTCCAAAAATGACGAATACACGTCAACCATAGTCGGAGTGTTCTCCGACTTGGAAGTGGCTAAGGCTGCTGGCCGTGCGCGGCGCGTGAAATTTCGCGACGACGTGATGCACATTCATCAGTCCACTCTGGACACAGAACAATTTGTGGGGTGGATGGGCAATCACCCGATTGTGTTCTCGGAGTGCTTTTACGACTGCTGTTGGGATGAAAACAAAAGCTCGTCTGACGTTATGACAGACAGAACCAAAGGAGACTAAGACAATGGCGAATGTTCATGTGCATTTTATGTACGACGGTGAGGAAATCGAATTGCAGTTCGTGGGGCTGAAAGACCACGAAGCCGAGGTGCTGCATTCGGTAATCAAAAAGGCTGCTAACAACGGCCAGAACGAACACGTCCGGGGCTACGGATGGTGGAGTGACAATCAGGGCGTGATGGTTACCAAGGGGAAGAAGTAATGAAACGCAGCAAGAGAATTCGGATTCACCAGAGCCTGCTCGGCATCTGGAAGTACGACCGACGATGGAAAGTGTGGGGGCCGCGTCAGTACACGGCCAAAATGCACCGCGTATGGGCAGGCGCTTATGTCTGCCCGGATTGGGAACCGGAATGTGTAACTTGCCAATCGGCAAAACTTTGGAAGGAGGTGACGGAAAAAAATACTTCGATTACGTTTGATGAGTTCAATGCACAGGTAGATGCCGCATTGGAAATCGCGCAGGCCGAAGGGCAGGCGCAACGCATCAAAGACAGTCAAGCTGACTCACTGTGAGTCATACCAGTAAATACTGATAACACACAAGGACTAATACAATGTCGTTTAATAATATCATCACGATTACCCACGCCGACGCGGCGACCATCATCAACGAACTGCGCGGTGAGACCATACTCATTCGCGGCGAGCCGGGGGTCGGCAAGACTGCAATGGGGGAAGCGTTGTCTGCGCAATTGGGGATGCCGTACGTGCATGTCAATTGCCCGAGCAAGGCCGACACGTCTGAGTTCGGGATGTTTGTGCCCAATCGCGAGACCGGCCAGTTGGAGTTCATGACCAATGGTCACTACGCATGGGACAAGCCCTGCATCTTCAATCTGGACGAGTACACCAAGGCGATGAATGCGATTAAGACCATGCTGCATGGTCTCGCGGAGTTCCCGCGTCGCATCGGTTACTTGCCTATCCATCGTGATTCCATTGTGTTCTTGACGGGTAACTTAGCGTCAGATGGTGTCGGTGACGTGCTGGCTGCGCATTCGCAGAATCGCATGTGCGAGTTGTACATGCTCAAGCCGCCGGCTGAGCCGTGGGTGCAGTTTGCCGCGACTCGCGGTATCAATCCGATTGTGTTGGCGTGGGTGACTCGCGAGCCGCAAGTGTTGGCATCGTATCTGGACGACGGCCAGCAGGATAATCCGTACATCTTCAACCCCAAGCGTGCCTCTTCATCTGTCAACAAAGCGTACGTCTCTCCGCGTTCGCTGTTCAAAGCCAGCGATACCGTGACTAAGTATCAGGAAGGCCGACTGACTGAGAATCAGATGATGGCGGTGCTTCAAGGCCAGATTGGCGGTGCGGCGATGCGTCAGTTGACTGCGTTTATTGCGGTTGCCAATCAGATTCCCACGCCGCGAGAGATTATCAACAACCCGACGAGTGCGCCTGTGCCGACTGCGCCGGGGGCTACCGTGATGGTGACGCTTGGTGCTATCCAGTGGCTGACATCAGTAGCGACTGATAAGACGCAGTTCGACAACCTGTCCGGTGCCGACGTGATGGGCCGGTGGTTCCAGTACATGCAGCGTCTGGAGAAGGAGTTGCAGGCGATGTTCGTTATCACGGCCAAGCGTGCGGGTGACCCGACCAATGGCGGCAGCGACGGTCGCAAGCTGTGGGACTTGGCGTGGAATAACAAAGCGTTCCAGCAGTGGGCGCTGTCCAACATGCACCTGTTCAAGGGGGCCGTGTAATGCGGCCGTCCCGTAAAGAACGACGTGCGTTCAACCTTGCACACAAGTACAAGGAACAGTTACTCAGATTACGTGGACAATTGGCTCACAGTGAGTCAAAGGGGGAATACGACCATAAAACTTTGCCCGTTGAACTGACCATTACATCTATTAAATCTATCTAAGTAAGAGGACATGACAATGAACAATGACAACATGAACATGAACAATCTGGTCTCCGACGAAACCATCTCCAATCTGGACGGCACCAATGGTTTCACCATTATCGAGTTGTCGATTGGTACGTGGGACGGCAAGCGTTCCGACAAGCGCATCAACGATCAGGTGCAGAACACGTCTGGCGTTAAGACCAGCAAGAAGATTGGTGATTATAAAAAGTTCTTGCTGCCCGACTGCGAGGCGCATACCGAAATCATCAGCTTTGCCGGTCAGGTGCGTACGCGCAACTACCTGATGACGGTGCCGTGGTCTGACAATGGCCGACGCATGATGAGCAACGAGTTGCTGGATACTTACGTGCCGGAAGTGGAAGGCTCCCAGCGCGAGTTCTGGAGCATGGTCGATAACTTCGTTGAGAATCAGTACGAGATTGAGGTCACCAAAGCGGCGTTCAATCTCGGGCCGTTGTTCTTGCGTGAGGATTATCCGACCAAGGAGCAACTCCGCGCCAAGTACAAGTTCAACTTCTCGCCTGAGCCGATGCCCCAAGTTGGCGACTTCCGCATTGACGCGATGAACCGTGGGCGCGAGCAACTGATTAAGATGTTTGAGCGTAACGCGAACGCACGGTTGCAGAACGCAATGCGTGACGTATGGGAGCGGTTCCACGACGTGTTACTCAGCATGAGCACCAAGCTGGCAGACAAGGAAGACGGTACGCATCAGATTTGGCGCGACTCTTTGCTGCGCAACCCGATGGAGCTTGTTGACTTGCTCCAGTATCTCAACATCACCAAAGACCCCAAGCTCGACGAGTTGGCGACTGACTTGCGCCGCGTCCTGATGGGTACTGACAACAAAGAACTGCGTAAAGACGATGACCATCGTCGGGAGGTGAAGAGCAAGATTGACAGCTTGCTGTCCAAGTTCGATTTCTAATCAGTACATACTGATAACGAGTCACATATGGACGTGTGACTCACAGTGAGTCAATTCAATATATAAGAGGTAAGACACAATGATTAACTATACCGCAGAGCAGAAGTTAGAGCGCGTGACTGCGACTATCCTGCGTACCAAAGAGTTGGCGTTCTATTGGGCGCTATTGGTTATCGGCAAGCGCGAAGTTGTCGATGATGTTAAGACGGCATGTACCAATGGCCGTGACGAGAAGTACGGTCGTGAGTTTGTGTTAGCAATGAGTGAGGAAGAGTTGCTGTACACACGTATGCACGAGCAGGAGCACAAGTTGCTGCGTCATATCTCTGTGTGGAAGCACTTGTGGGATAAGGACGCGGCTACTGCTAACAAAGCTGCCGACTACGTAGTCAATGCGCGGCTTGAGAATATGCGTGAGGATTACCCAACGTTAATGCAGATTATGCGTATGCCCGAGTGGAAGCACGGGCCAGACATTGGCAAGCCGATGGGCCTGTATGACCCGCAGTATATCGGTATGGATGTCGGTCAGGTCTTCGACTTGCTCGCAGACAAGACTGAGCCAGACGAGCCGGGGGATGACCCGAGCGACGAGCCAGAGGATGGCGACGGGCCGACGGGTGATGGGCCGGAAGGTAATGAGCCAGACGACGGTGACGGGCCGGAAGGTGATGGGCCGACGGGCGACGGGCCAGAGGGTGATGAGCCAGACGACGGTGATGGCAAGGGCAAGGGCAAGGAGAAGGGCGGCAAGCCGGGGCGCGGGCCGGGAACGGGCGAGGCGGGCGACCATCCATCGTTCGATGAACACGACACCAGCGGTGCCAATGACCTGACCAAGGATGAGGAGGACGAGTTAGCGCGGGAGATTGACCGCGCTGTGCGTCAGGGCATCTACATCGCCGGCAAGATGGGCATCAACGTGGGTGCGGAAATCACGCAGTTGACCGAGGTTACCGTCGATTGGCGCGAGGTCATGCGCGAGTTCGTCAAAGCATCTACGCATGGCGGCGACGAGGTAACGTGGCGGAAGTTCAACCGCAAGTTAATCACCAGCGATATTTACGCGCCGACTACGGAGAACATTCGTGCCGGTAGTATCGCAGTGATGAACGATATGTCCGGGTCTATCACGCAGGGCATGATTAACGCATGTATCTCTAACGTGGTAAGTATCTGTCAGGAAGTCAAGCCCGAGAAAGTTGTGCTTGGCTATTGGGATACGTCACTGCGTCGCGTGGAAATCTACGACGACTCCAACTACGAGAGCTTGCTGGAGACGACCAAGCCGTGTGGTGGTGGGGGCACGGACGTGCGTTGCGTTGCCAACTACTTGCGTGGCGATACTACTGATGATAGGCTTCCATCCGCTCCTGCTGTCGATTGCGTCATTGTACTGACTGACGGTATCTTTTCCGAAGGGCAAGGGGATTGGGGTGACTTGCCTGTGTTGTGGTGCGTTATTGACCCGTATCACCGCTCGTTTGTGCCGGTTACCGGCGTTGTTGTTCCTGTCAAATTATAAGAGGTAAGTATGGACATGTTCAAAGTTGTGGATGAGTTGATGGCTAAGATGTTCGGCGAGATGCCGACAAAGCCGGAAGAGAAAGAGGCCATTGGTATTACTGACTTGGCTAAGTTTTTAACTGCAATTGAGGAGGAAGATGAAGATGAGTGAGTATCTTGATGAGTTCGGTCGTCCTAAACGTATCAACGTTAGTTTTAGTCCCAGTGTGGCTAAGAAGTTGGACGAGATTAAGTTGGTGTTGTATGACGCCACAGGGTTGGAGATGAGCTACAGCAAGATTGTTGAATACTTGTTGAGCAGATACGCCAAAGATAGAAACGTTCTTTGACTCACAGTGAGTCATACCAGTAAATACTGATACAACATATATAAGGACACAAGCAATGAACATACAGAATCCGAATCAGCACACTGTTCACGACGACATCATGGCCGTGCTTAAGAAAGTCACGCGCAAGGTTGCCCGCATGGACATGGTGTTTGAGGTTCTCAGCGCAGAACAGGTCGCTGTTTACATCAACGGCGAGAAAGTTGGCGGTGTTAAGCACCGCTACGTGGGGCAGAAGTATCAGTTGGCGGTGTCGTCCCCCAACATCCACAAAGAACGCACGCGGTATGGTCAGCGTAACGACGAGGCGCTCACCGAGATGCCGAATCGGGCAGCGGCGATTGCTATCGAACATTGGGTGCCGAGAACGTATGAGCATATCAAACGTCAGGTGCTTAACGATTCCAATGGCGCGTATACGCAAGCCAAGTACAAGGAGGAATCCCGAATCGACGCGGTGTACAACAAGATAGTGCGTAGCAGGAAGTTGGCTAACGCCCCTGCTTATCACACTGAAGCGTACGCAATGCACGATCTGTTCCGTGATTTGCTTATTAATTCGTCATCTGTTGACTATGTTAAGAATTACTTCAGCAATCACTGTAACGTGGCCGACTACCTTGAGGATATTGCACGGGTAGAGAAGGCGCGGGCTATCTGCGAGCGGGTTAGGAATGAGGGAGTCATCCTGCGGTTCAAGCCGCGCACCGACACTATCGAGGTGTATGACATCACCAACTGGGAGGCGGTGCAGATGCCGACGGAGTTGCGCTCGGTGGAGTTGTTACCGCCGCAGATGATGCAGTGTTACGTCATGCTTAACATTGCAGAGGAAGGCGTGCCCCTGTGGGGTATGGGCCTGCGCGTCAATGAACATGTGTATTACTTGGAAGAAGCCGCTGCTCGCGGGGGAGTGTAAGACAATGCGTATTAAGAAGAAGACTGAATATGTTCTGCTTGGTGAACATCTCGCTAGGTTACAGGACATCGCCAAAGCATTAGTTGAAGACAGGGCTGCGCCTATCGAGTGCTATGCCTTGGCTTGCGAGATTCGTTTCTTACTCAAACAAGTGAGGGAATCCAATGGATAATGTACTGCGCATCAAGGTCAAAGATGTTTATGGTAACCGTTTGGTTTATCCACAATGCGAGAAATCCATTGTGTTTGCGCACATCTCTGGCAGAAAGACGCTGACTGATAACGTCATTGCGTCTTTGAAATCCATTGGCTACGTGTTTGAAGTGGTAGGAGAATCACTATGAGGTGGGAAGAGTTTGTATTCTGGGTGGTTATGAGTTTCCTAATTGGATACTTATTAGACGGTGCCGGAATTGAAATTGCTAAATTATGGGAATTGGGGGCGTTATGGCCGTGACTCCCGAAGGGAAAGTTAAATACAAATTGGTCAAGTTCCTCAACTCTTTGGAACCCAGACCGTACATGTTCTTTCCAGTTCCGGGCGGCTATGGTCGCTCTGGAATCCCCGACATTGTTGGCTGCTGGAAGGGCAGGATGTTTGCCATTGAGTGCAAAGCGCCGGGGAAGTTTGGGAACACCACCACCTTACAACGCCGGGAGTTGCAGAGGATTAACGAGGCAGGAGGTGTCGCGTTTGTCTATGACGGGTCAATACTGGATGAAGACATGGAAGCAATACTTAGCGGTACGCCCGCATGGCATCTAGAATTAACTAAGGAGGAAAAATGAAACCCAATCTTAAGCTGACTGATTTGCGGCAGTTTCTACTGCGAAAGGAAGCTCCCCCGGTGTGGGGGGTAGAAGACTTGGACGAGAAGCGCCAAAGGGCGTTGAAAATTTTAGGAGATCGCTGGGTGTTACATCCTAATAACGCACCAAAGAAAGGTAACTACGATGGCTGGCCGAAAAAGTGATTTGAACGATGCGGAAATTAGAACTGCTAGTGCTTACGAGTCTGGGGAAATCACTAGCACAGGACTTTACTTTGCCGCTAAAATTAACGGTGTGCGAGTAGAGATAGATGGGCCGTCGCGAGAAGCGTTGGCCTTGGTGGAAGCGCTCTGCGCTGCTGGACAAACTAAAGAGGACTAATACGATGGGAACACAAGCAATGAACGGATTGAATCAGATTACTGAACAAATGGTGTTAAAAGATTTGCCAATGCCTAAAGCAAAACGGACGATGAACAGATTGTCAGCGACACAATCGTTCAAACTTTATGATTGGCTGAAGAACAACGCTGAGAGTTTGCAAAAACAATCGCTTAACCGTACGCAAATTGCAAACAAAGCCACCGTTGCACTTGGGTTTCCAGTGGTCAACAGTATGATTGTAACTGCGGAAAGGGCGATTGAAATCCGAGTTAGCTTTGAGACTTCCCCTAATCCTGTCAATGTGCTAACGCTTCAGCGCAAGATAGAAGAATTGACTAAACGTATCGAGACGTTGGAGCAGATTGTTAAGGAATTCGTGTAGTCAAGTATTGCGACTCCCGATGAGGGGCTATATACTAGCCTCTCACTTAACCAATCTAAGGAGTTTAATATGACTGAACGTAAGCCCCGCGCCAAGAAGCTGTACATCGTTAGCATGAACGGCGAAACCCATTACGTTAATGCTATCAGCAAGACTGCCGCTCTTAACTTCGCGGTGTCTGAGACTGTTACTGTGCGTGCTGCAAGCCTGTCGGATATGGCCGAAGTTGCTGCTGCTGCCGGTAAGGGCGCTCAGATTCACGAAGCCTAAGCAGTTGACACAAGAGCCGGGGCATCCCCCCGGCTTTTTTTCGGAGAACAAAGTGGACAAAGTAAATAAAGAAGATGTAGACCACCCGGCTCATTACACAGCGGGTGCAATTGAATGTATTGAGGCTATCGCGGCGGCTACCGTTGGCCTTGAAGGTATCGAAGCAGTATGTACTGCTAACGTTATTAAATACTTGTGGCGCTGGAAGATGAAAGGCGGCGTCACTGATTTAGAAAAAGCGAAGTGGTATTTGGAAAAACTTATTAAGGAGAAAGTTAAAGATGCAAAAACTATTCGGTAAGCTAATCTCCGCAGAAACTAAGATTATCCTTGACCATGTAGAGAAAAATCCAGAGAAGTTTTTGGATGGGATTGGGCCAGATGCTCTGTCGTTTAATCCTTGGTCATTATTAGTAGATAATGGAGTGTTTCCTTGGCACGAAAGAATTTTAATACACTTAGCCATTAGGAAAGTAAGAATGGCGGCTACTAAAAGAAAAGTTTACGCACTGCTAATTGATTAGGAATACACAATGCCAGCACACCACAAGACATCCGAGACTGGGGTATCCCACAAATCTGACCCGCACGCAGGCCCGTCCGTGGGTGACCGTTCTTTCGAGTATTACTTCACCACCCCGATGGCGTTCCATGAAGCGATGCAGCGGGCAAAGGCGCTGGAAGCGAAGGGGATGTATCGCCGTGCATGGCGCGTCAGATTAAACCTTGACGGTGAACAGCCCAAGGTGGCACCGCCTCGACCGGAAGCGGTTCCGGCGGAATTGACCGAAGCGGAGAAGAAAGAATTGAGGAGAAAGAAAAAGAGGCTAAACGAACTGCGGTTAAAGGCAGACAAATTGGCCGAAGAATTAGCGGAGCATGAAGATGAGGAAGGTTAAGTTTGTTAGTTCAAATGACCGTGAAGCCGTGCTGCTTTCCTTAGAAGAAGCAGCGCAGGAAATAGCTGACAAGGTGGCGCTTTTGCGCGAGGTGCTGCGAGAAGACGCACTAGGGTGTTTATCAAATACACACCAGCAACTGGACGAAGCGTTAGAAACACTAAACTTAGACAGCTTTGCTAGTTTTTATCCGGGGGAGTTTGAAGAAGATAAGGAGGCCGAGGAGCAGGATGAGTACGAACTTATCGGTTGCATTAATGGAACACATGCTGGGCGGTGGCTGCTCTGGGCCGAAAACGCAGCG